CCAGTCGCAAACACGCGGTGTCAAAACTTGGGCGGCCTTTGTGTATAACGATTACAAATAAGAAAACGAAATGGATATAGTATTAAAATCAAAAATAAAACGCGACGCGTTTGTCGATTATGTCGCGGAATCATACGACATTCAAAACGTCGATGAATCAGTGACCCGCATCACAAACAATTTATATTTGCCCGAAACATGGAGCATCGGTGTTATTTACGGCGGTTCGGGAACTGGCAAATCAACTTTGCTTCGGACGTTCGGCGAAATAAAAACGCCAACGTTTGACCCAACCAAACCATTGATTTCAAATTTTGATTTCACGACGCCCGAAAACGCCGCGAACATTTTGTCATCGATGGGCCTCGCGTCTGTGCCTTCATGGTTGCGTCCGTTTCACACGTTGTCAAACGGCGAACAAGACCGCGCGCGGATCGCGTGGTTGATTGGTTCGGCATCAAACGACGAAGTTGTTTTGATTGACGAATTCACGTCCGTAGTTGATCGCGACGTAGCCGCAGCAATGAGCAATTCGATTTTCAAATACGTTCAACGAACTGGGAAACGCGTTGTTCTTGCTTCATGTCATTTTGATATAATGGAATGGATTCAACCGAATTGGATTTATTCACCAATTAAGGGGCGCGTAGAAATACGCGACTGCCTTTGGCGACGTCCGCAAATTCAACTGGAGGTATTTCGATGCCGATATGAAACTTGGAACGTGTTCAAACAACATCACTATTTGACGCAAGAATTGAACAAAGCCGCGAAATGCTATTGCGTAACGTGGAACGACAAACCCGTCGCGTTCATTGGAATTTTGCCGTTCCCGCACGGATCATTGAAAAACGCATTTCGTGTTTCACGATTAGTTGTTTTGCCCGATTTTCAAGGTTTGGGAATTGGTTTCAAATTGTTGTCGTACGTTTCGTCATTATACGTTGCCGAGGGAATGAGAATGTATATAAAAACAACAAATCCGGGGTTGGGTGAAAAGTTAATTTCAACACCTAGCCAATGGCGTCAAACCAGCAAATCGTTGGTTCAGTATACCGACGAACAATTAAAAAATTGGTCGGCTGGGAATATGTGGGGCATGAAATCGTCAAAAAAATTCTATTCAAATGAATACATTGGTACGCCGTCAACCGATTCGACCGACGTGATCATGTTCAATGCGGACGCATGGAAAGAAGTTGCACAAAATCAAATATCATTATTTTAATCATGCCCGGAGGCCGTAAAAGAAAACCAACCGAAATGCTCAAGACCGCCGGAACCTTCCGCGCGGATCGCCACGCCAACAAACTGGAGTTGCCCCTCGGCGCCCCGGTTCCGCGTGCTGCGATGGGTGAAATATCACGCGAGGCATTTGAATTTGTTTCCGCACGTTTGACCGCCGTCGGCGTGGTCGCTGAAATCGACGCGTTCGCATTGCAAATGTTCGCCGACGCTTGGGAGGATTACATCGCATCGCGTGAGGTCATACGCCGCGACGGGCCGACATACACGACCACGACGAACACGGGCGACATCATGTTTCGCCCACGCCCGGAGTTGTCGATGATGAACAACGCGTGGGAGCGGTTGAAGAAAATCATTCCCGAATTCGGAATGACGCCGAGTTCACGCGCGAAGATTAACGCAAAGGACGAGGTTCAAGATATTGACGATTTGTTGTCATGATCGACCAAGTAAAAGCAAACCGCGCGGTCAATTTCATTGAACGCATTTGCACGCACGTCAAAGGCGACCTCGCGAACCAGCCGTTCATTTTGGAGCAATGGCAACGCGACTACATTTCGCAGTTGTTCGGAACTATGGGGCCGGGCGGATTGCGCCAGTACCGAACCTCGTTTGTTTTCCTACCTCGCAAAAATGGCAAATCAAATTTGATTGCCGCAATCGGGTTGTATTTATTATTCGCCGACAACGAACCCGGTGCTGAAATCTACGTCGCCGCCGCCGACCGCGAACAAGCGAACGCAATCTTTGAGGTTCAAAAACAAATGGTTTTGAACTCGGCGTTCCTTCGTGGCAAGTGCAAAATATATCGAAATTCAATCACGCTGAACGGAACCAACTCGTTCATTAAGGCGATCAGCGCGGACGCATCGACAAAGCACGGCTTCAGCGCACACGCGGTGTTGTACGACGAACTGCATTCGGCGCCCAACCGCGAGTTGTGGGAGGTTTTGACGACCTCGGTGGGCGCCCGTTCACAACCTTTGGTTTTGGGCATCAGTACGGCGGGAATCGACCGCGGCGGTTTGTGTCGTGAGTTGTACGAATACGGCAAACGCGTTTTGACCGGCGCGATTGACGACCGAACATTCTTGCCCGTTATTTACGAGGCGCCGCTCGACGCCGACCCGTTCGACCCGAAGACGTGGTTGATTGCAAACCCAAACCTCGGCGTTTCCGTTCGAATGGAATACTTCGAAAAAATGTCGGCCGAGGCAAAGATTTTGCCGACGTCTGAAATTGCGTTCAAACAATTACACCTAAACCAATGGATTTCGTCGTTCGATGGTTGGTTGACGGACACCGATTGGTGTGCGTCCGCTGGCGTCGTTGACCTTGACGAACTGCGCGGCCGAACGTGCTTCGGCGGTTTGGACTTGGCCGCCGTGTCCGACGTTTGCGCCTTTGTCTTGGTTTTCCCGATGGACGACGGCGAAATGAAGGTTGTTTCGAAATTCTTTGTTTCGAACGCCGCGGTCGAACAACGACGCGGCCGCGTGGGGGCGTCGTACGATGCGTTCGTTTCGGTCGGTGAGTTAATCGTGACCGACGGAAATTCAACGGATTACAACGTGATATTTGAAGTAATGCTTGAAATGTCAAAGGTGTTCGATATTAAGTCCGTGGCCTTTGACCGCTGGAACTCGTCGGCATTGGTTCAACGACTGGTCGAGGCCGGTTTCGATATGGATCCGTTCGGCCAAGGGTTCGCATCCATGACGCAGCCGATTCGTGAAATGGAAATAATGATCAAGAAAAAAACGCTTCACCACGGCGGGAACTCGATGCTTCGGTACATGGTTTCGAACGTGCAAACAAAGTTCGACGAGGCCATGAACGTCAAGTTCGTGAAAAATAAGTCGGCCGACAAGATCGACGGCGTGGTTGCGCTGGCGATGGCAATCGGTGAATATATGACCGCGACGCGTGGCGCGAATGACGACCGCTCGGTGTACGAACAAACGGGAATCCGCTACCTATGAAAAACACAATTAACACGGCGCAAGTGTTTCAAAACCAATGCGCCACGCTCGATTCCTTCAACCAATTATTCAATGTTTACATTGGTGAGGGAAATCAAAAAATCGCTGCCTATGAATCGTGCGAAATAATGCACGTTTCAATGTATGGGCGGCGACGTTTTCAATCATACCAATCGTTTCAAAATTCACTAAATCATGCAAAACGAAACCTCACAAATCAACGATAAAATTTCCGAAATCATTGAGAAACTCGAAGATTTGGTTTTGGCAAAAAATACGACCTACGGCAATTCGCTACAAAACCCGGTGCGGGTGTTTTCACGCGCCACGTCGGTCGAATCCATTTGCGCCCGCATTGACGATAAGTTGTCGCGCATTTCAGCGGTCGGCGTGAACGACGACACCATTGACACCATTTATGATTTGATGGGTTACTACGTCCATTTGTTGATCGCGCTGGAGCGTGATATTTGACGTTGTTCAAAAGTTTCTTTGTATTTATTTGGTTTATATTGATGCGCCGTGTATTTTATTTATATATATATATATCCCTACGGGATATATATATATATAAATAAAATCAACAACGCGTGTCAATAAGTTTTGCGGGAACATCCGCGCATGGTTCGGAAAACTATTCGTATTTTTGAAGGGGATTTCCTTACTATGGCCGAAACGAAAACAACCTTTGCTGCCCGCGTGATCGGATTATTCCGCGCCTCACCGAACAACCCGTCAACCTCGTTGGCCAAACCCGCGGAATGGTTATTCTCGGACGACCGCTCAAAGACCGGCGTTGCGGTCAACGAAAAATCCGCCATGACGTTTTCGGCGGTTTGGGCATC